GACAGGTGAAGCATCACGGAGTCCACCATCGCGATGTCAAGCTCACCCATGATTTGGGTAACGAAGCGCTCGACCGTGGGACGATCAGCAAGCTCGCCGACTGGAATCTGGCTGGCGATCATCTCAGGGTTAATATTGCTATCAAATCCGGCGGGGTCTGCCGCGGCGGTGAGGTCGGGATATGAATCCTCAATCATCTCAACCAGCGTCTCCAAGCTTAATAGCGGGCGTGACTCTGTGTCGAAATACTGCTCAACTATCAGATCTAACTCTTTATTCTTCATGCTCTAATTAGTCTTCAATCTTGGCTTTTACTTCGTTACTTAGCCGTAAAAGATCCAGACCCGCACAATCAATCTTGCGATTAGTCAAATGATAGTGGCTAACAAACCCGCTAAACTTTGCGCGGGAAGAGTCCTCATGCACTACAGTGCTTGTTCCGCCGTCCACAGTAGGCACCTCCAGTGGAATACCGGTGCCCTTGTGAATAGCTTGCCACAACGCTTTCAGTGCCTCAATCTGCACTGGATAAAAGTCGAGGAAAGGATCGAGAGTCTTTCCGTGAACGTTTCCCCAATCCTGTATGGGTCGCTCGCCAAAGCCATTCTTCTTGTACCAACTCTGGTACTTGGTATAGTATGCATTACTAATCTCTACGCCTATGGACGCATGGTTTACCTTACCGTTGCCTGCATGCCATGCGCCATGCTGTGTATCTAATAGCTGATAGATTGTGCCATCGTTATCGATGCAAAAGTGTACCGAAATGCCGCGGCGGGCTAATACGTTTGCGCAGGACTCTGAAGACAGGCACGCATCCCAATGATTGACAAAGATAGTCGGCTTGCGATCTGGCTTGCCGGCATAGCTATAATAAGTGCCCCTCTTTGTTCCTAGACCATCAGGGTCGTCCCAAAGCACAACCTTTCGCCAATCAATCTCGATAAACTTTCCATTGTGGACAATATAGTTCTTATCCTCACAGCCCTCGCCCCTCAAGTATGGGGAGGAGTAGAACACATAGTCGGAAATATTGGCTTCACGCTCAGTCCAGATGCGCCGGAAGGTCATTGGTCCGACCAAGCCATCAGCCTTAAGACCACTAGCTTTCTGCCATTTCTTGACAGCGGCTACTAGTCCCTCGTCGTTGTAGGCACAACCAAACCAAGAGGGATCCCAGTCTAGGGAATCTTGTGACGATTTATTATAAAAAACTTTGTCCATACTTTTGGTCTCTATACAATAATGTCAGCGATGCCATGCTCAACAGCTTGTTCGGCTGAGAAATAGACATTAACTTTTCGTTCGAGCATACGCTGAAGCTTGCGCTTTGTCAGGTTAGTCTCTCGAACAAGAGCATTAATATAGTTCTCTTGAGAGTTCCTGATCTCGTCCATTTCATTCTCTAGATTATGAAGAGAGCCATGATTGCCGCCAATAACTGAATGGATCATCACGCGGCAGTTCTGTCCGATCTTGCGCTTACCTTTGGTGCCACAAGCCAGCAGCAATACTCCTGCAGACATAACCTTTCCCAGACCAAACGTGTGAATCTCACAGTCCTTCTGGATCACGCGCATAATATCGTAGAGAGCGAACATATCATCTGCGCTGCCGCCATAGGTAGAGATAATAAACTCTATGGGCTCCCATACTTCTTCGCCCTCTTCGCCAGATTTGCCTGAGTTGTGAAGGACCAATAAGCCGCTTAATGATTCGCGCGCCTTAGATTCTGTGATATCGCCGTAAAGTCCGACGATGCGCATCTCTTCCTCTGCTTCCATCCCTAAGGCGGCAGCAAGTTGCTCGGTTGTCAAGTCCGTGGCGGACTCTTCTTCCTCTTCCTCTTTAGTCTGTTCCTTCTTTGGCGATAACAACATTATAGCTTCCTTCTATTTTCTTCAAAATATTGAACTGCTTGATCCCAGTCGGAAAACTTTACGAACTGCTTCTTATAAACCGGCGGAAAGCTAGTCAAGTAATTATCTATCGCTGCCTTCTTCCACCGATCAAATTCATAATCATCCATATTTCTCTGCCGGATCAAGGTGGCAGTCTCATTTGCGTCTTCTAACGCCTTATACTTTAATGCGCGAAGAAACTCAATATCTTCAGCCGCAGACATGATTAGCTTTAAAACCTGAAGGCTTACTTTTTCCACGAACATGCCCATACGACCCATGGTCATCAGATTCGTTACCGCGCAAGCCACCAGATATCCGATGAGTCCGCCTAGTGCATACTCCATACAACTCCATTTGCACAAACAGCACAGCCCTATAGCATACACTATAGGGCAGCAGTGTTAAAGCAAAATATTATTAGTTTTTGGCATTTTAGCGCTTGCGGCGCTTACTCTTGCTAGCTGCCACAAGGCGCTTAGCAACTCTACGGGCAATCTCATTGATCTTCGCTTCATCGTCGGTAACAGAAACGTTTGCATCCTCAAGCTCCTGCATAAGAGGCTCTTCTTCCTCGGGTGGGAGTTCTTCGGCGCCGGGGATTGGCTGCAGTTCCTCGCCATCGGGCACTTCTTCTTCATCACCACCTTCCATGCTGACATCTGCGCCCTGCTTCTGCAATGCGGCTACAATATCGGAGACTAACTCGTTGGGATCTACCTCAACGGTCTCACCGACCTCCTCGTCCTCGGGAGCTTCTTCCGGACCTTCATCGCCGGGAAGTTCTTCTTCACCCCCAGCCAACGGGTCGAGTTCCATCTCTTCCTCGCCGCCCATTCCTAACTCGTTCAAAAACTCGTCAGAAAACTTTGCGTCAATCTCAGCTAACCGCATAAACCTGCGAGTAACTGACTCTTTTAAAATTAGCTTCTTTTTGCTCATCTCTTATAATCTCCTAATAATATATTATGTGAAGGCTTCGATAGTAAATAGTCTATGAAACGACAAACGGCTTCAACCAAAGAATAAAAAATCCTTCAAGTCTGTTGCACGACGAGAGATTTTCGCAAGTGCGCGCTTTTCAATCTGCTGGATTCTAGCCGGCGTGTACTTTAATCTTTTCCCGACTTCTTCTAAGGTCATATTCCCATGCCTAAAGACTGCCACTAATGTGCAATTTAAATCGCCTTGATATTCTATCCACAAGCGACATTCTTTCTGTTTACATACTTTATTTTTTTGGAGGCACGTTCTTGCGCATTGCCTCATCGGCTCTGCGCCTTTGTATTTTCTGACTCAACCATGGCAGAGTGAATCTTGGAAATCTCATGGAATCCCTCAACAATGTTAACATGGTCGCAACGAAACCATTCCATGCCGTGCATCTCTATTGGCAACGGATTGACAAACTTTACTTTGAACCAACGCCATGGCGGGCTTGCGCCCGGTGAGGCTCGCAACTCACTGTCTGTGATCACCCCGTAATATCCCGGCGTGCTATTGCGGGTCCATAATACAATATCTCCTATTTCATAACTCATCGTGCTCATCCTCGATCATATCGAATATATTTTCTATTTCATTTGGGTTTAAGGCGTAGTGTCCCTTAAGATCCTCGCCCTTGGATAACAACTTTCTCGATTTCACATTCTTTGTCTTGCTATGCTTGCTTTTAATAGACTTTAATGTTTCTAGAAACTGCATGAACTCTGGCTCTTGCTTCAAATATGCATCAACACAGCCACGAAAAAAATCTGACTGGCTAACTCCATCATAATGTAGTCGAATCCGCAAATCTGCATGAACCTTGTCATTTTCTCTAAAAACTACTCGCTTGTTGTAAAACTCTTCCGACATTATTTAACCGATAGAATATGAGTATTCGACTCGGAAATGCCTGCTGCTGTTTGTCGAGTGAACTTTGCTTTCGACTGCAACTGTGGCAGGGTACGCGCGCCAGAATATGAAAAGCCGCTGCGGATTCCGTTGTCTAGCTGTTCTAAGATTCGGGTCACAGAGCCCTTGTACGGAATCGTCGCGGAAATGCCCTCTAATGATGACGCTGTGCCGCGCCAATCCTTTTGGGCTTCTTCTGACGCCATCCCTCGATAGTTTTTATACCTCTTGGCGCCAAGATGAAGGATCTCGCCGGGGGCTTCTGCCGTCCCTGCTAGCATCGAACCAACCATCACGCAATCGGCGCCGGCAGCCAATGCCTTCACAACATCTCCACTATTGCGGATGCCACCATCAGCAATGATTGATACGTTCCTGTCAGTTTTAACACACTCCATAATAGTTTGTAATCCGGGCATCCCATGACCGGTCTGGATTCGCGTCGAGCAGATCGAACCGCCGCCAATGTTGCAGCGTACTGAATCCGCCCCCCAATCCGCAAGAGCATTGACACCCTCTAGCGTCGCGACATTGCCAGCCATGATGTGCGTATCGCCGCCAAAGACACCTCGGAGGGTTTCGATTGCTTCGCGCATTAGAATGTGATGTCCGTGTGCGACATCAATACACAGGAAATCAACACCTGCGGCTTTCAGAACGTACGCTCGTTTTTCAAAGTCTCCGGTTACTCCGACTGCTGCACCGACCAATATATGTATATCGTTGGTGGTAGAATGATAGCGGTTTAACTTTGCCATCTTGACCATCTTTGCTTGGTCTTCGATAGTGCAATAGCGATGGATAACGCCAACGCCTCCGAAGACATTCATTACCTCAGACATAAGCGGACCCGTAACAGTATCCATGGGCGAAGAAATAATCGGCAAACCTAAGCTAATGGCGCGTTTGCCCTCTCCCAGAGTTGTGCCAATGTCAATCTCTTTGCGGCTGCGAACGTCTGAATACTGTGGTACGAGTAATACATCTTCGTAGCTAAGGCTTACTGTTGTTCTCATTACCTTTCTCTTCTTCATAATGCTCAACGACCCGCTGGGCTGCAGCCCAACAATCAGGACAATACAGCCGAACGATCTTTTCTATCTCGCGGACAACCACATTCCAAGACGCTACCATTTCACGGTCAGTCTTATCAAATGGTGCCTCGCACGCCAAACAATGATCCGGCAAGTTGGTATAAAACTCCATCTTGTCGGCTAAATCATCATTGCCTTGCCTGCGCTCGGCGGCTGTTACAGCGCGCCGCTGCTTCCTATTCACGACTTCTCCATAGTAAAGGCGTTTGGATTGCCCCAAGCATCGTGCTGGATGTTTTCAAACACAACAATCGCTGACGGGAACGGAGCAGAGTTGGTACTATCACCAAACTTTAACCTACCCTTGATGAAGTGAATTTCTCCAGCCTTCATCACGTAGTCGTGCCAGTAGCGCGTGTCGGTACGAGAAGGAATCAACATGACCACTCGGGTGTGCTTCTTCTGTGCTTCTCGATAGGCTTTCGCGATCCATTGATCGATGCCTCTGCCGTATGGAGGGTTAACGAAGACGATGTGCCCTCCCCAATCCTTGTCCAAGCCGTCTTCGGCTTCTGTGTAGAAGTTGGCGCACTTGGTGTTGTGGATGCTGGCACACGGGTCAAGATCGAATGGACCGAACCGCCAGTTCAGTTTGTCAAAGAAGTCCTGCGGAGTAGACCACTCGCCTGATGCGCTGGAAAACAGCGTCTTTTGCACTGCTTCATTCACCGGTACTTCCTAGTGCGCCATCGCCTCGGTCGCTAATCGTGATCGGGTACCAGCCATATAAATCGCTATCGCCTTGGCGTTCAAGAGCGCGGAAATGCACAACTGGCACCATAACTACTTGAGCGATCTTCGCATGAGGCTCAATGGTTTGAGCTGCTGTTCCCACATTGTGAAGGTTAATAAACACCTCGCCATCATAGCCAGAGTCGATTACGCATGCTCCCACAATAAGACTACGCTTTGCTGCCAGTCCTGAACGGTTCTTGACCTCCAGCATATAGCCATGTGGAATACCAAACCTCAGCCCTGTGGGCAGAACGGCGCTAGTCCCCGGTTCAATCGTTACCGGGCTGTGGTTAGGGGGGCTGAAATGAATGTCCAGCCCCGCGTCACTCGGATTCGCCCTAGAAGGCGGGTGTACGTTAAAGTGCGTGCGGCACCATTCGATCATCATGATTTGTTATCCTCAATATCAGGGTTAGCAGCAGTTGAAAGGACGCTGTATGTGTCATACAGTTCGTCAAGATCGACCTCGCCCTTCATGAGCCGGTACGCCTTTACGGCGATGCTCATTTCATCGCGGGTGAGCCACC